CAACACCTGGAGGGCGATGGAAGCAAGTTCGGGAGTGCTGGCAAAGATGCCGTTTGAATCAAATTTCATATCCTTAAGGTAGTCGGGATTGGTAGGAAAGTCAACGGGGAAACCTGAAGAAAATCAGGCGATCGGCACTGTGCCGAACACAATGTCGGCAATGGCAGTTACGCCATCAACCCACTCCCACTTGGTGATCTGCTCAGTGGCAGGCACCGCACGATCCATGTCGTGCTTCCGCTGCATCGCGACGGCGTACTCTTGATCCCCATGGTAGGGTCCAACGTGATCCATCTTAACGGGCGTACCGGAGAAGGTGGTCCAGGTGCGGCGCACGTAGAAGGAAGATTCGGAAAGGTTTGTTTTGTTCATGCCTTAAGCATGGCACAGATCCCAGGATTTTGTAGTTCATCGTGATACAAAACTACGGAAGAAAACCTTAAGGTTGCTTGTGCCAATCGGGAGGGTGGTCGGGCGGCTGACCTGGGTGTCAAATAGGGGGAAATGATCCCCCTACAATGTATCACTCACCGAAGAAGGCAAAGTGTGCATCAACCACAAAATCTATCACCTCATCGGTGGCAGAAACATCAAAGCGGTCGCAGAACCAGTCAAGTGCCATCTCTGTGGATGCCATGGTGTCAAACATAAAATCCTGAAGATCTTGCAGGGTTTGAGGAGAGGAGAGAAGTGTTTTTGTTTTCATGCCATCATGATGGCACACCCTGCGGATTTTGGTAGTTCGTGGTGATACAGAACTGCGGAAGAAAACCTTAAGGTTGCTTGTGCCAATCGGGCAGGTGGGCAGGCAGCCGACCTGGGTGTCAAATAGTGGGAAAGAGTTAGTGACACTAACTCCCCACCCACTAAGTAACTCAAACTACCTCAGAGATCAACACACGCACCCCGGCGCATTTGTGTGTAACAACCATGCCCATGATCATGATCAATAAAGTAATGCTTGCCGTAGTAATAGTGGGTACAATTTGTTTCACCCAACCCGAAGATTCGTGCCATTTCTTTCAACGAAACCTCACCATTAGCACGGCGATACTCATTCAGTTCCTGGGTGATTTTCTTCGCTCTTGGTGTGAAACGAATGGAATTTTCGGAGTGAACTGTGATTTTGCGAAGCATTGAAAAATGTTATTGAGGAGGAAAAGTTTCTGAGTTGGTATCAGTAATCGGTTTCGCCGTTGATGTATTTTTCTACATCAAACTTTTCCTCCTCAATAACATCGAAGATTTCTGCCTGAGAATCATTAATCTCAGCGAAAAGATCAGTGTCGAAAGTGAACTCATCCATTGGTGAATTTCTCAACTTTGACTACAATACACGATTTTGAACGGAATGGTAAATGTCTATGCCACCAAAACTATTGGCACACATTCTTGTCAATCAAGCAGCATACACAAAGTATGAACCAACGTTGTTGCGAGTTTGGTTTACTTTCGCCAGAATGTTGTGACGATCACTGTAAACAATCTGTGCAATTTCATATGCATACTCAGAGACCACAATCACGAAGGCGATGACACTTACTGCCAAATCTACGATCAATTCTGTCAAGATCGCCAGAACACTAAGTGTCTGAAACATGAAGCGAATTGTGTTGTTCATTGTCAATAACTTGGTGGGGAGTTTGTGAAGAGAATTCTCACCCACAAAATGACAATAACCCCCCACGAACGAAGTCGCAAGGGGTCTTGTCTAGGTTATTGAACCGGCACACTCACCAGTCGATGTCATCATCCACGATGGTAGTGTCAACATTCTCATCACCTTCTAGGTGTAAGATATCATTCCAATCGAGTGATTCGATGTCTAGATCATCGTAACATTCGATGTCTAGAATAACACGTACTTTGCGCTTAGTAAGTGTATACATGGGCGTCTAGATGTGTGAGTGTACTACATTATATCATGCATAATGTTTATACGCAAGCGCATCATAATCTTGCGCATCGCGTGCATACTCCTCGTCGAGATCTTCATCTAGTTGTGTGTGTGCAAATGACTGCACCCATATGTCATATGTCTCGTCGAGATCATGTGCATTGTCGTGATACATTGTATAGTCGAGATCGTAGTCGTCGTACATAATGCTCTCGTCGAGATTCTTGTGTATTGTAGCAGATATATCGTCGAGGCGCAAGTCTAGTCGAGATGTGTGTCTCGTCTAGACATGATACTCGTCGAGATTCATAACCATTATTTATACATTGCTAGTCGAGATTGTGTCACTATGATAACATAACTCGTCGAGATCTTTGTGTCCTTCTGTGGATTTTCGCGTGCCCGTGTGTTGACAAACTGCGCTCCTTATGATACGCTCGCTAAACTCACAACACCCCGGCACCTTTCTATAAGATTTACTCAGCAGTTACTGTGTAGATACTCCCCAGATACTCCGCAGTTACTTCAACAATAAAAAAACAGTTTTATATTTATTTCTATATTAAAAACCTATTTTTTAATTACTTCTGTATCATTAACTACAAATTATCATGCTTTCTTATCTAACGGATACTTCCTATCATCATACTCTTTCTGATACTTCTGATCTAACTTATCCAACCCTTTCTTCATTGCATTATTGATACCCTTCTCAGTCTTAGGTAACATCCCTTCTACAAATTGCTTGAAAGTCTTATTCATTTCGGGCGCTGTCCCACTCGTAAGAAACCTCGGAAGTATTTAGAAAATCACTGTGGATCTAGGTATCTTCCGGTCTGTGACTTATAGTCTGAAATATCATTATCTCTCCTATTCTTCACATACTCTAATTCATCCCAAAACCATCTTTGGCATACTACCAGAACATGAATCTTTTTATGTTTCTCTTCCTTTGTGTACTGACAATATGGTTTATCCTTTACTCCTATCTCTATACTGATATATTCATCAGATACAAAATAAACCCAACCCTCTTCAGTTTTGTTGTAATGATTCCACTTAACGTAGTCATCAACTCGCGGAGAATAAGGCATACTCAAGAGGGTTCAAGTTTAGTTGCATTGCTGAATATGGAGTGGTAGATTTAATATCTACTTTATCTCCGTGCTTGGTGGAGTTAATAGGGGCGTGATAGCATTTTCTTTTTGGATTGTAGAATCCCCAGATACAGCGAACAGTGCCACCATTATTGAAAATAAACCCAGGATTAGATACAGTCCAGATTGATACAAGAGAACCTTTTTTGCGAACTTCATATTTGTAACCTTTTGGTGGATCGTGAATAAAACCTATGTCATTCAGGAATTGCTCGCAATCGTCCAGGGTTGAGTCCTTCATGTTCAATTAACCAAAGTAGTTTTTCCTTTGTTTGTTCACGGGTTAATCCTGAATAATCTTCAGGGCGTTCACCTACCAACTCCCATCCGCTTGTGGCAAGTTCTTCTATCCTATAAGTCGTTTGTTTGTTCATGTCGTAAATTGCTCAACAATACAAGATTCGTGTTCGTCGACCAATCCATATTTAGGAGCATTGATGATGTTCTCACGGAGACGATTGTAGTAATCATCATTCAATCCAGCATCTTCAGCAGTGATCAGATCGAAACATTCATCATCGTGTTCTGCTACTACATTCCATATACCACCATACTCAGACCTAGGAAATGGAATGAAATGATTGACAATGTAAAGACTCTTCATTGCTCCTCTTTGTTTGTTTGTATTTTATCAGCGATTGTGAGATTAGTCAACTGCCTTTCCAGTTCATAATAAACAGGATTAAGATGCATAAACATATACTGCCTATACTCATTATCCTTAATTAACTCAATGATGTTCTCAACTTGATACTTTGCTAGGATTAACTTTGTGATGTCATCCATGACGTAACCTGTCTTCGTACATCTTTATTTTATCAGTTAATTTGTAATGGTCAACGCTGGGGGCAACATGTTCGCGACCCTGAGCAATAATATAAGAACTGGTAGAACGTAAAACATGACGTAGATACTTTAACTCTTCAGCATTAAAATTCACATGAACTCCTGCATATAGTAATCTACAGTTACTTCCATCTCTGCCGCTTTATGTTCCAATGATGATTGATTGTACTTTCTCACTGCCTCGCGGCGGATGTAATTCTGCATCTCAACATCAGCATGTTCCATGAAATCATCAAATGCTTTCATAAACATTTCAACGTCTTGCTCATTCATAAGATGATCTCTGTCAAAAGGAAGGTTCACAGTCATAAGTCAAACAAACAGTTGATTGATCCATATTATCATACACTTCTTTCAAACGATTGTGAAGTGATGAAGCACTACCATATTCTTTCGCAATTATATTTTCATCGTGATGCGATAAGAGTTGTAGCGCAGATAAAATTACTCCAAGTTCATGGACATTAAGTGGAACCTGTTTTTCGTGAGTCATTGTACTTACTGAACTCTACAACTCTAATTATATCACATCAAACGCCGTAAGTCTTCAACCGCTCCTTGCATCGCAGAACGTGCGAATCCTGTCGCATAAGGATAACCTTCATCCTTTGGATTCTCTGGCGCAGTGTAACAAACATTGATCGCATCCTCCAGGCGTTCGATGATAAGATTCAATTCATCCTTAGTCACGTTCATGTCACACATTGTTCATTCCTCCTTTAACATGTTGTCTCGTTGTTGTCCAAGAAAGATGATCGTTTGATTGATGTCATTAACCTCTTTCATTAGATTGATCTTACGAACACAAAGTTTGTCAATCATTTTCTGAAAATCTGCAAGTGCTTGTTCCTGTTGTGGTGTCATCAAACTAACTCCTGTTGATACAACATAGTCTGCTCTTCTACAACTTCATCAACACATTCTTGAATCACTGTGTAGATGTAATCAATGTTCCCAACATCATCAAAGATACGCTCAATAAGATCAGGATCTTCTACATTGTTTTGATAATCAATCTCACCATCTTCATCCTTCAGATGACAATCATTTTTGGTGTAAATCCACGCGGCACAATGTGCATCTTCACCTTGTTGTTCAATCATTTGATTGACACGTTGCTGAAGTTCTTTGAGAGTGTAGTTCATCAGTTAGCGGGAGTAATTTCGTAGTCAGTGAAGTTTGGGTATTGTTGTTCTACCCACCTGGACAACTTTGTGTTCTGTGCTTTAACTCCTTTGGATGTCTTTGGTGTGGTGGGCATTGTCTTATAGAAAGTAGCAATGCCCTCATCAGTTGTTACACTGATGATGTAAGTAGCAGCAGTGGTTTCCATCAAACAAGTGCCTCCAGTTTGATACCTTTTTCAGCAAAAGCATCAGCAACAATGCCACACAAAGCATTTTCTTCAAAGTCACTCATATCCCACAATTCAGCAGCAATCTGAATTGTTTCCTGAATTTGCTCAGAAAGTGAGAGCAATGCGGTAAGTTGCTCTTGATCGAATGAAACAGTTTCAGACATTTCGTTTTCCCAAAAGTCGATCCAATCGGATGGTGTAGCAGCAGTGATGGTCATCAGTAGTGCGCCTCAGAGGTGTCAAGTTTGTCGGACCATTTTGCTATGCCATTGTAGCACTTAATGCGAACTTCTTCAGCATAGTCATCATCAGGATTGAAACCATGATCATCAAGGAAGATGAAGGCATACTTCAGGCGGTTCTCAGGGATGGAGAGGTGATGATCACGCTCGGCGCGAACCTCTTGAATTGTGCGGGTCATGCTCTCCTTTGCTTGTTGAACTTATTATAGGGCATGGAAGGGGTGGGGGAACCCCTTCTATACCAGATCCTCAACTGGCACAGTCAAGAAAGTTAGGACACCATGCGGTGATATATTCTTCATCGCATCCTTTCGCATCAGTGAAAGTATCCAACCATTCTGCATACTCTTCATAGAGCGCACGAATGTTACCAACATCTTCAAGTTGATCAGCATCAACATAACTGGCACACAATTCAATAATGTGCTCACATTGATTCTCAATCATCTCAACACGTTGCTCGTCAGTGAACTCAGTCATAATCCTTTGCGGTTACTTTGTAATTGTAGCATAAGAGAGCGCCATGGGCGCTTAGGCGGACAGTTTCTGAAACCGTCCACTATTAAAATTTACTGCGCTAAACTCCTCCCGATCAATCAATTTGAACATGCCATGAGCATTGCTCCTAACATAACCCTCACCATCAACTTTGATGCCTTTCATCACTGCCTGAGGACCATTGTTGCTACAAATTGATAGCATATCCATCTTAATCTTGCGCACTAAGTTCCAAAAACGCATTAAGTTCAAATCACAGTCGGCAGCGATGGCAAGTGCCTCCGGGTCCAGGACGGCATGGATTTTAAGGAAAGTGTTGATTGCTTTCTCAATTTGCCGTGCTTTCTTATCATCAACAAACTCACACATTTGTGACATCGCCCGCGCAAACTTCACAATCTCAGTAAAGTCTTCATCTGCCATCCATGCGGAAGGTTGAACAAACTTACACTTACTTGTACTTCTAAGGTTCAACTCAAAATTCCAAGAACACAGCGGATGTGCCTCAGCATCACGAAGATCTCCATCAGTTGTGTAGAACGTATGTGGAGCTACGATGATATTTTCCTCCATCACCTGATCAAACACATAGGTGATCGTATTCGGTTTGTAGGTGTCACTGCCACCGAAACCAATAAAATCACCTTGAACGATACCTTCTGTCCGTGGAAGACAATCAAGCGCACAATGCAGAATGATTGCTACTTGTCCCTCATGGTTAGCATCAATCTCCTCGTGAGTATGATTGATTTTGATTTTCACTTTGTTGAACACACTTTTGGTGCCCACAAAGAACTTACCAGTCGCAGGGTTAGTGCCCCATACAATCGCAGGAGCACCATCAATCTTGACAGAAAGTGTGGAAGATGCCAAGAACCAATCCAGCACAGATAGATCACCTGTGAGAATAGAATCTTCGGGATGTTGCAGGTGTAGATTCTTCATTTCAGAACGTGGCGGTAGTCAATAGATTTAATGCACCAACCTGATGCAGTTGAGATCTCATCGATCAAATCTTCTTCATCATCTACTTCCCAAAATTGTCCCACATAAACTTCACTCAAACGCTCTTCAGTTGTAACCCGATCGGATTCACTCCAATCAGCATCATCAAGAGAACAATCAAACTCAATGTCAGTGATTTGAACGTTCATTTGCCCACTCCATAATCATCAGCAGTTGCTTCCAGTTCACTGATACTGGATTCTTCTTCCAACAAATGTGGGTAGTAATCTTTCACTTCTTCCACCAGTTCCTCTTCATCATACTTGTTCAGATGATCGTAGAGGTTGTCATAAACATACTGATACATTGTTTTATGATCCATACCATCAATGATTTCTTCGATGTAGGTTTCAAGCAGTTCTTGGCGGTTCATGGTGTTAGGATCAGTGGGAAAGGAGATAAAAGACAAAATCAGCAGGCAGCAGGGAAATACTGTTGGGGCTCAGTCAGGAAGTCAGTGACTTCATAACCAATATCCAAACGTGCAGCGATAGACTCAATCATCTCTTTCTTGGTGAACAATCGCATACACTTAGCATCACCTTTGAACTTCTGGGTGCAAACAAATTTATCAGTCAGAATGGCATGGGGGCGAAACTCAACGACCATGGAGTGACGTTTGAAAGTCAGTTGCATCGGGTGTCTTGCGTTGATGAACTTATTATAGGGCAGAAAGGGGTCAGCGCACCTCCCCGCGTACCACTACGTCAGCTGGCACACGGGAGATGGTGTAGCGACGAATCTGAGAAGAGAATTGACGCCAGTCGTTCACAGTCTCATTCGCAATGCGATTGTGCTGGCGATCAGCGCCCTTAGCAGTCTTACAACGCTTTGCCTTGCGGAAGTACACAATGGGATGCTGGGGAGCATCAACGGTGTCGATCTCAACCTTGTAGAAAACGTTGGTGTTGCTCATGGGGTGTCTCCCTGTCGATGAACTTATTATAGGGCAGGATGGGGTCAGCAGATGCCCTGCTGTGCTAGTTCCTCATCCGTCACAAGACCTACATCACGCAGGTATTCTTTCTTATCAAAAGACCAGACCGATTTGTCCCAGTTGGCATAAGTTTCATCAAACTCTTTTGCCAAACGAACACAACGAAGATTGAGGAGAGTATCATAACAAAGTTTATTCATATCCTTTGTTTCTTCGGCAGGCAACCATGCTTGTGCTACTTCATCAAACTTCTTACCCACAAGTTCTTCCATGAGAGCAAGTTGTTGTTCGGTCAGGTTGACGGTGATCATGGTCCGTTGCGTTGATAAACTTATTATAGAGCATGGAGCGGATCAGGGGAGCGGTGGTGTGCCACTCCCTGAACCGGTCACCAGATCTCCGTGAAACGCTTGTGAGTTGCTTTAGTCATTCTGCCTTCCTTCAGCATATTGTCGCAGACATTACAGAACACTTGGAACTTCTCAATGCGGGTCAGAATGTCAGCGTTCTCACACTTTGACATAACGTCGAGCATCATACGCTTGCTGGTGATCATTGGGTGTCTCCCTTGGTATGAACCAATTATAGGGCATCCAGCAGTGGATTCGATTCGCCCTGTGCCACCCCCTCGTCCGCACACCGCTCCCTTGCGATTTCTGTATAGTCTGAACTAAGATCAACCCCAACAAAGTTTCTACTTTCTCTTATGGCAGCAACTCCAGTGCTCCCACTACCACAGAACGGATCAAGCACCGTAGAATTAACAGGAGAATAGATCTTAATAAGATATGCCATCAGATTGATGGGTTTAACTGTAGGATGATTATTATATTTGCCCTTCTCTTTTCTTGTAGCGCGAGGAGCATAAAAATACTTTTGGTGAGCAGTTTCAACCTCCCCGATGATATTCATTGGGTAACGTCCCTTAGGATTAGCATCCTTTGTTCCATATTCTTGTTGTGTTCCAGTTGTTTTCCCTTCTCTACCAAATGTGCGTCGTTTATGACCATCAGCAACCCAACCCTTTGGTGGTTCTTTCTCCCAAGGGACACGGGTATTTTCTACATCAATCAAACCACATCCCCATTTTTCATGATTATCTTTGAGCGAACCTTCATAAGGTTTCTGACCAACAACAATGGGTTCATGAGCAGGTTTCAACCTATTATACTTTGCCATCTTAGTTGTAGTCATCCACATAATCTGATCTTTAATAGTAAAACCAGCATCTTCTACATTACATGCCAGGCGATGATACAATTCTGGAGAACAGAAAGCAAGACAAAAAGCACCTGGGCGAAGTGTACGATACACCTCACGCCAGATGCTAACATCAGGTACAGAATAGTCCCAATGATCCATACCCATACCATAAGGCGGGTCAGTGATACAGGAATGAAAAAAGTTCTCCCCGTAAGTGGAGAGAACCTCTTTACAATTACCAGTTATGATTGAGAACGTTTGACTCGCAGATTTGTCGTTCAGCATGTTTGAAGTAGTCTTTCTTGCCTGCTCCATTCTGAACATACATGTTTCGGATATAAAAATCGAAACCTCTAGAATCTTCCTGCCAAGACTCATCTGCTTGATGAACTTTCAGAACTGCGTTCAACTCATCTACAAGTTTAGAGAATTGCTCACGCTTTTG